GTGCATCTGACAGCAGATGACATACGTAAGTCACTGGGTAGTGTTGCAGAAGAGACACACTCTATAACTTTCGACAAACCTGAGTGGATTGTAAAAGATGACGATGCAATATCAGGGTTCTGTGATGAATGGAAACTAGACCCCAAGGTATTGGGGCTATTGTATGACGTGAAAGAACATCGTGTGGTGTTCCCTATAATGCAGGGTACTGCCATGACAGATGCCACTGGTAGATCGCTAGGTAAACGAATACCCAAGTGGAAAAGATATGGAAAAAGCAGCTTGCCATACGTCTGTGGACGTGGTACAACTGCTGTAGTTGTTGAGGACTGTGTGAGTGCAGCCATCGTAGGTACTGATGGATTTGTCGGGGTCGCAGTGTTGGGTACATCATTATCCGATGGGCATAAGAAGTACTTGTCACAGTTCTCAACAGCAATTGTAGCTCTTGACCCTGACGCACTACCCAAGACACTACAGTTTGCAAAAGAATTACGAGGGCTAGTACCAAACGTAAATGTGCTACGCCTTGAAGATGACCTGAAATACAGAAACCAAACCGACTTAGATAAACTAACAACACTAGGAGACACATAATGGAATTATCATTAGTACGAAGCTTGATGGACAAAGAGTTCTATGACGATCATCGTGGTGCTAAATGCCCAGACAGATTGTTCAGTTCAGATGTACGCAAGATCAAGCAAGCAGTGGATACTGCAATGGATAGGTACTCACGTACAGTTACACCTGACGAGATAGAAGCACTGTTCATGGCAAACAATCCGACACTGACTACAGCACAGAAGCAAGCATACAGTCACCTGTTTCACAAGATCAAGAAAGAAAGCCCAATGGGTAGTGACGTGGCACAGGAAGTATTATCCAAGTTGTTTCAACAAGTGGTGGGTGAGGACATTGCCAACCTTGGCTTTGATTATGTCAATGGCAGCAAGTCTAGCCTTGAACCACTACGTAATTTGATGGAGCAATACGGTGATGACTTCACGCCTAACCTACAGGTAGAGTGGGAAGACATAAGCCTCGATACCATCCTGTCAATGACAGATTTGGAGTCACAATGGACGTTCAACATTCCTACCCTGACACGTAAGGTAGAGGGCATCAATGCAGGACATTTGATTGAGGTAGGGGCGAGGCCGAACACTGGTAAGACCTCATTCCATGCTTCGCTTGTTGCCTCTCCGCAAGGGTTTGCATGGCAAGGTGCTAAGTGTATCATTTTATGTAACGAAGAGGGCTATCACAGGGTGGCTCACAGGTACATTACAGCAGCTACAGGCATGGACAAGTACGAGATTAGTAAGAACAAGCACAGAGCTATGGAAGTGTTCGATCAGATACGTAAGAACGTCATGTTCAAGGATGCTACAGGTCGTGACATGAACTGGGTTGAGTCCGTGTGTAAGTCATATAAGCCTGACATTGTGATACTGGACATGGGTGACAAGTTCGCCAAGATGGGTGGCTTTGCACGTCCTGACGAAGCACTCAAGGCTAACGCTGTGCATGCAAGACAGATTGCCAAGCAGCATGAGTGTGCTATCTTCTACATGTCTCAGCTATCAGCAGAGGCAGAGGGTAAGGTGGTACTCAACCAAGCCATGATGGAAGGGTCACGTACAGGTAAGGCAGCAGAAGCTGACCTGATGATTATGATTTCCAAGAACCCTACAGTTGAAGGGCAAGAGGAAGAAGATAACCAACGCCACATCAACGTTGTAAAGAACAAGTTGTCTGGTTGGCATGGTATCGTACACACTGATCTTGAGTACAAGATTGCGAGGTACGTAGCATGATTGAGGTAACATACATATCACATATGGGAGATGACATTAGTGTAGTAAACGCTGCACGTGTATCATTCGGTAAGAAGTCTAAGTACGAGTGTACTGACTTGATCAAAGGTAAGTGGGAACTAAAACCTGCTGATGTAAAGCTAATTAAGTATCTTGCTGAACACAATCACAAGTCACCATTTAACCATGCTTTTGCTACCTTCCATGTTAAAGCACCAGTGTTTGTTGCACGTCAACTTGTAAAGCATGAGTACATGCCTTGGAATGAGATTAGCCGTAGGTATGTAGACAGTGAGCCTGAGTTCTATGATCCAGAACATTGGCGTGGGCGTAGTGCAGATAAGAAGCAAGGCAGCGAAGGTGTAGTACCACCTGCTCCACCTAATATATTAAGTGGAAGTGTACATAAAAGAGCGTTAGAAAACTATAAACTTTTACTCCATCATGGAGTAGCACCAGAGCAAGCACGTATGGTATTGCCACAGTCTATGATGACAGAGTGGTACTGGTCAGGTAGCTTGTATGCTTTTGCTAAGATGTGTAGCCTACGGTGTGCAGATGACACACAGTTAGAGACACAGTTAGTTGCAGTAGAAATAGAGAACGTAATGTTAAATGCTTTTCCTGTATCGTGGCAAGCACTGATGGCTAACCTATGAACTGGGTTATACTTATAACTTTATATGCAGGTGATCCATTTGTTATACCATACAAAACGTTTGAATATAAAAAAGATTGTACTGAGTATGTTACTGACGCCAGTAATGCAAGTACGCTTGCAGTAGAAGTTATTTCAGTAGCAGGATTTAATGATCCAGTAATTGATATTAGTTGTGTAATAAGGAGAGAGGGATGAGACTAGCAGTAGTAATTGATGTGGATGGTGACATCATGTATGTGCCAGAGAATACACATGGGTTTGTGAATTACCCAAAACCAAAGCTATTTGATAATTTAAAAGATGCAGAGGAAGAACGTTGTAAATGGAATACAGGAGTAATAGTTGACTTCGATACAAACAGGTCTGTCGATAAGGTGAGTACTTATAATGACATCAGGCCATTTAGTTTTGATGAAAGACAACGAGCAAAGGAACGAAAGGAAATGAACAATGGTTAGCATGACACTCATAGAAGAAGTAGAGTTGCTTGCAGCAATGAACCGCCACAAGTTAACTCTGGAAGAAGCCAAACGAGCTATGGCTGAGTTTGCTAACCAAAAAGAATTTGAGAAACATCTTGACGATTACTACTCAAATGAGTTAGTAATAGATGCAACACACGCAACCGTAACAGCCGACTATTAGGAGACACAATGAAACTGACCCTTGACGTAGAGAACACAGTGACAAAACGAAACGGCAAGCTACACCTTGACCCTTTCGAACCAATGAATACATTAGTCATGGTGGGGATGCTAGATGATCTTGGTAACGAAGACCTTGTAACATTCGATCACGCAGAGCAAACGCCCACGACAGAGGGGAGGACTATCGTCCAACTGAAACTGGATGAAGCCTCCCTTCTTATTATGCACAATGCTGCACACGATCTAGTGTGGCTATGGGAGTCAGGCTTTACCTATGAGGGTGAAATCTTTGATACCATGCTAGGTGAATACATCTTACAACGTGGGCAGAAAGAACCACTGTCACTTGAAGCATGTGCAGAACGGTATGAGCTAGACACAAAGAAGCAGGACACAATGAAAGAGTGGCTCAAGTCAGGTAAGTCTGTACGTGACATGAATTGGTTTGACTTATGTAGCTACCTATCCGATGACCTACATGCCACACAAGAGTTGTACAACCACATTGATACAAAGCTACGCATGTATGAAGAGCACATGCCATTGCAGAATACTGTCAAGCTGACTAACCAACTGGCTGTACATCTAGCCAAGATATATCAACGTGGATTTGCAGTTGACCTTGACGAACTAGAGAATGTGCATAAAGAGTTTGAGCAAGAGCGTGGAGAACTTATACGTGAGCTAGAAGAACAGGTGCGTGAACTGATGGGTGATCGCCCAATCAATCTGGCAAGCACAGAGCAGTTGTCATGGGTTGTGTACAGCCGTAAGCCCAAAGACAAAAAGTTCTGGTCAGAGTTGTTCAATGAACGTATGGATGACCAAGACTATCGGTATCAAGTACGTAACAGCAGTGATGTGTTGTACAAACAAAAGGCCAAGCAATGTGATACGTGTAATGGCAGTGGAAAAGTATGGAAGGTGAAGAAAGATGGAACAAAGTATGCTAGACCTAACAGATGTCCTACGTGTGATACTGTGGGGTACACTTTTACTGATACTAATCAGGTAGCAGGGTTAAAGTTCTCTGCACCTACAGCCAAGTGGGTAAGCCATAGTGGGTTCTCTACTAGCAAAGACAACCTCGTGTTCCTCGAAGGCATTGCACGTAGTAAGGGCATGACTGAAGCTGAGACATTCCTCAAGCGTGTGCGTAGACTAAGTGCCGTAGAGACTTACCTGAGTAGCTTTGTTGAAGGTATATCCACACACACCAAACTAGATGGTAGGCTACATGTACGATTACTACAACACCGCACAGGTACAGGCAGACTGTCAGGGGCAGACCCGAACATGCAGAACATGCCACGTGGTGGTACGTTCCCAGTGAAGCGTGTGTTCAAGTCACGATGGGAAGGTGGACAGATCATGGAAGCTGATTTTGCACAGTTGGAGTTTCGTGTAGCTGCATTCCTGTCACAAGACAAGACTGCCATTGATGAGGTGACTACTGGCTTTGATGTACATAGTTATACAGCTAAAGTTATCTCTGATGCAGGGCAACCTATCTCACGTCAGGATGCTAAGTCACATACCTTTGCACCTCTGTACGGTGCTAGTGGGTTTGGACGTACAGAAGCAGAGGCTGCATACTACAAGCAGTTCACAAAGAAATACAGTGGCATAGGAAAGTGGCACGAAGCTCTCGCCAAGGAAGCATTGAACACTGGCAAGATACGTACACCGTCTGGACGTGAGTTCTCATTCCCTGATGTACAACGTAGACGCTTTGGTGGTGTGACATATTTCACACAGATAAAAAATTATCCTGTCCAATCGTTTGCCACTGCTGACATTGTACCTATATCTCTGATATACATAGACAAGCTAATGGGTGTAAATCAGATGTGGTCTTGTATTGTAAACACAGTGCATGACAGTATCGTGATTGATGTTCATCCAGATGAAACAGAAAAGGTGCTCAAGGTAATAAACAGAACTAATGAAATGCTAACATCTTTGGTGAATAAGAAGTGGAATATTGATTTCAATGTACCATTATTATTAGAAGCAAAAATTGGAGACAATTGGCTTGACACAAAAGACGTAGCCTGATATAACTATAAATTCGTAAATTAGAAAAGGAGACTATATATGAATCAAGTCGCAATAAATACAAACTTCTCAGACATGGCAAAGCTCATGGGTATGTCGGTAGACAATCAGCAGACAGAGAAAGCATCCACGCTTGCTCGACTGCGTATATCACATGCGCCTATCATGGGTGAGGCTGAAGTAAACGGCAAGACCAAGAAGGTTGAAGTCGTTGAGGGTGGTACATACAGGTTGGAGATACCTGATGGACCTACATACTATGCATCTAAGGTGGTCATTCGCCCATTCGTACAAAGGTTTATGTACAAGCGTTTCGTGAAAGGGAACGACAGTACACCAAACCGTTACATCAAGACTGTCATGGCTGACAACTTGAACATTGACCTCAAGGACAATGACG